CAAAGGACGCAACCGCGAACTAGGGAAGGCATACAATGAAACTTTTAATCTGGGCGTTAATTAAAATTGTAGGGAAAAGGCCAGTAAAGGAAAATTTTATCTCTAACCTTAGGGGTAACTTCTAATGTTTATTGGGACTTTACTGCCTTATCAACCTGAAGCCGTGGATAAGATGTGTAAACGCGGTTCTATGTTGGTTGCTTACGACTTGGGGTTGGGCAAGACAGTTTTAACGATTGCCGCTCTTGAGCGGTTGATGGATGAGGGTCGTATCCGCGAACCGGGTCTCATTATCTGCTTGTCCAGTCTCAAATACCAGTGGGCATCTCAGATTGAAAAGTTTACTGATGGAAGTAAACCGCTTGTTATTGATGGTCCCCCATCTAAACGTGCTGAACAGTATCAAGAAGCTATGGATTGGAAGGACAGCAATGTTGACTACGTCATCCTCAATTACGAGCAAGTGGTCAATGATTGGAGTTATGTCTCTAAGTTGCCTCGTGGTTTTGTTGTTCTTGATGAGGCTACAGCAATTAAAAGCTTTAAATCAAAGCGTTCAAAAAGTGTTAAGAAACTTGGAACAGCGCCTTGGCGCTTTGCTCTTACCGGAACACCTATTGAAAATGGAAAACCCGAAGAGCTTTACAGCATAATGCAGTTTGTTGACCCATCGGTATTAGGAAGGTTTGACCACTTTGACAAAACGTTTATAATGCGTGGATGGAATGGGTGGGTAAATGGGTACAAGAACTTGAATACATTTCATGAACTTATGAAACAGGCTTCAGTAAGAAAAGCTCAAACTGATGCTGACGTGGCGCCTTACCTTCCAAAAACAATACACAAAGCCCCAATAATGATTTCATTTGACAGAGCTACTGCCAAACTTTATAAAACTATATCTTCTGAGATAGTTCAAGACATTAAAAACGCGATGGAAAATTTTGGTCCTTCTTTTAATTTATCTGAACACTATGGTTATTCTTCATCTAAACGCTACTCAAATATGGATGAAGCTCGGGGACAAATTATGGCTAAAGTAGGATGCCTCAAAATGCTTTGCAGCAATCCTGCTCTTCTTCGTATAAGCGCTGAAAAGTTTAAATCCCTTAATGGAGGCTCTTCATATGCGTATTTTTTGTCTGAAGAGGGTTTGCTTGATGGAATTAAAAATTCGCCTAAACTTGAATTTCTTACATCATATATAAAAGACTTCTTATCTTCTTCCGAACTGAATAAAGTTGTTATATTTGCTTCATATATTGATATGGTTCATATGATTGCAGAATCTATTGGTACCGATGTATGCGTTACATATACAGGAGAATTAGATGCTAAAACAAAAGAAGAACAAAAAGATAAATTCAATAACGATTTGTCCATTAGGGTGTTTGTCAGTTCTGACGCTGGTGGGTATGGTGTTGATTTGCCTGCTGCTAATCTTTTAATAAACTATGACTTACCTTGGAGTGCAGGAACAGCGGCACAAAGAAACGGAAGAATTAGACGAGCTTCTTCTACATGGCCTACTATTGTGATTCAAGACCTTCTAATAGTAGGGTCCATTGAAGAAAGACAACATGAAGTACTTCAACAAAAAAATTCAGTCGCGTCAGCAATTATTGATGGGGATGGATTTGATGACAAGGGCGAACTAACCTTTAATATAAATAGCCTAACTAAATTCCTAGAAGGGGAATCAGCATGACTGAACACATTGAAACAGATATCTTTACACCTTTACTTGAAGACATTGATGCTTTAATTAATTACGTAAGACAGCATGAACAGATTAAACTAAATTTGGATTTGCTCAATGACCGTAAATCTTTTGTTCGTGAAAGAATTGAAAAGATTACAGAGGAAATTGGAGAACCCGATGCAAAGGGCCATATTGTAGTCAGCATCGATGACTCAGTTTCCGGAGTTTCTAAAGTAACTCGCCAACGACGAGTGTCAAAGAACTTTAATTCTGAAATTGCATACAATATCTTGGGGTCAAAAAATCTTCAAGAGCGCTGCATGAAGCAGGTTGTAGTTTTAGATGAAGAAGCTGTAATGGCTGTTTACAATGAAGGTCTCTTAACAGATGAAGACATCGATGCAATGTTTCCTGAAAAGATTATTTGGGCAACGGTAATTAAATGAAAAATTCAGATTTTGACCTTGATTTAGCTGTTGGTCACGCTGGAGAAGATTCGGTTGCCCGCGTGTTGGGGTTAGATACTGTTGAGGTAAAACGGGATTTAAAGTGGTTTAAGACTAGTAATCTTTATATAGAAACTTCGTGTTACCACGTCTCAAAAGGTATGTATGTATCAAGTGGTTTGGAGACAACCAAGGCTAGCCACTGGGCTTTTGTCTTAGGTGATACAATTGTATTAGTAAAAACTAGTGACTTAAAGGAATATATAAACTACCAACTTAAATACAATATAGCCAAGCCTGCAGTGTGCAAAATAGAACCAAATCCAAGCAAAGGTTATCTGATAACAATAGAAGCATTTTTACACTATCAGAAACTTTACAAGACTCCAGAGATTACAAATGACTGAAAATGACTTTATTGAAAAAACCTTCTCAGACCTTGAGGAGTTCTATCCGGGCAGCAAAAAAAAGCGGCGCCCGTTTGATGAGATTCCCGAAAATACTAAAGAGTTAGATACCTCTTGGGAATCCAATTACTATGAGAAGACCCTGCCTAATGGTAGGAAGATTCAGATGTATACAATAGGCTCTCTTGCACAGGCTCTTGGCCGACCTGTGATTACAGTACGCACATGGATTAAAGAAGGTTACTTGCCCGCATCTCCGTACAGGCTTCCAACTAAGCCTGATAAAAACGGATTTGCACGAGCAGGCCGTCGTCTGTATAGTAAGGCCATGATAGATTCAGCAGTCCAGGTATTCAAACAGAATGGTCTATTTGACATACTGAGAGTTGAGTGGAAGAATCACTCACAAGTACCGCTAGAGATTGCTGAAACGTGGAATCAAATCCGCGTTCAAGAAAAAGAAAACGACTGAAACAAAGGAAAAGATAAATGCCAATTCAAAAGACTGAGGACTTGGCGGCTAAATACATTGATGCCGCTAATGACGACTTCGACATCGATGCTCGTCCTTCACAATCCACTAGTACCGCAATTAGCTCCGGTTGGGACGCAGCAGAAAAGCTTAGCGCTCCTGCCGGTGATTACCCGGTAGAGTTCAAGCACTCCGAGGACTTTCAGATTATTAAGATTCTGGACCCGGATGGCCCCTTTGCCTCTTACAAGTTGCACTTCCTTCAACAGAAGACTTCGGGCAAGCGTTCGTATGTTTGCTTGCAAACGAATTGCCCTCTTTGCGATATTCTTAAGCACCGCCCTGAAGTAAAGCGTGCTTTTACTATCGCAAATCTCAGCACAAATCCTGTAGAGCGCCAGTTGCTTATTGCAACTCCTCGCCTATACAAGACAATGCACTCTGCTCACTTCTCCCCTCAGGGCCCTTTGAACAAGAACTTCTGGGCAATTAGCCGGACTGGTATCAAGCAAACCACGGTCTATCACTTCAATGCTGTCAAGGGACGTGACCTTGAAGAAGACTGGAACATTAAAGAAGCAACCGCTACCGCAGCGCTTGCTGAGTTGGAATGCTACGACAGTTCAATTATCCGCGAGACTTCTTACCAGGACCTTTTGGAAATTGCTGAGTCCTTGAGCTAATAAAACATAGGCTGCCTGGGGCAGGGTGCTCCCCTTCACTCTGCCCCAGGCTTTTTAAGGGGAAATATGAATATCATTACAACTTATGAGCAACTACAAGAGATGGTTGCTTTTTATTTATCTAAAGATGCTTTTGCATTCGATGTTGAAACTGTAGGCGCTCGTAGAGGAACCCCTGCAGTTAATGAAGTTCTTTGGATTAGCTTTGCTACATATGGCAGATGCGATGTCATTCCTATGGGACACCCCAATGGAGATACTGTTAATATTGAGTACCCTCTTACAAGCGTAGGACAAAAACGCCGTGAAAAAGGGTTACCGCCTAAACCAAGCGACTATTCTAAGAGTGAGAAGAATGCAGTTAAAGTTTTTGGTCCTCCTCCTAGTCAGCTATATCCTGCAGAGGTTTTTAAGGCCTTAGAGTCCTTGTTATTCAATGACTCGGCTTTAACTATTGGACATAACCTTGTATTTGACCTTTGTTCTGTAGCAAAATACTTTCAAGGTAGAGTTCCAGTAGGCCCTTATTTTGACACAATGATTGGCTCTTTTTTGTATGACAATAGAAACAAAAATAAAGTCGGTCTGGATGATTGTCTCAAACGAGAGTTTGGGTATGAGATGGTTAAGGGTGTAGGTAAAGAAGTTGAAAGCCACACTTTTCAAGATGTAGCAAAGTATGCATACCTTGACGCCAAGTACACATTTCTTTTGTGGAAAGTTGTTCAAGAAAAGGTAACTACTGCAGATGTGCAGGTAGTTATGAACTTAGAAATGGATGTTCTGCGAGTTCTTTGCGATATGAAATTAACAGGCGCTCCCATTGACATGGATGCGTTGAATGCATTAGACACTAAACTAAAAGAAGATGTAGAAACCGCAAGAACAGCAATCTTTTCAATATCCAAAAAGCCTTTTAATATTAACTCAAACCCTGATAAACAAATGATTCTATTCGGCCCAAAATCCGAAGGAAATCGCGGGCTTACACCTAAGATTTTAACTAACAAAGGCCAACAAAAATTAGAAGAAGGCCAAAAACCTGATTTATCTGAATACTCTGTTTCAGCCGAAGCTCTTGAGGCTTGGAGAGGCAAAGATGAGCTTGTAGACGCAATTCTGCATTATTCAGAACTTAACAAATTAAATACGGCTTATGTGGTTCCTTACAAGGGCGGAGAAGTCGTGCGCACTATTATGGGTAAAGAAAAGCGGGAAATTAAAGAAAGCCTTCTTGTAAACGGGAGGGTTCATTGCGATTTTATTCAAAACGGTGCTGAGACAGGCCGTTTTTCTAGCCGTAACCCTAACTTGCAAAATGTGCCCGCACCAAACACAGAGCACGGACGTGCAATTAGAAATCTTTTTGCTGCGCCAGAAGATTACTCTTTAGTAGTTGCTGACTACTCACAGATTGAACCACGTGTAATTGCGTCTTTTTCTCAAGACGAAGTTATGTTGAATAATTATTTGACAGGCGGGGACATTTATACCACTGTTGGAGATGTTATGGGCGTGGATAGAAAAGCGGGCAAGGTGCTTGTGCTTTCTATGGCATATGGTGTTGGGCCAGACAAGATTGCTAGACAAATTGGTTGTTCTGCAAAAGATGCAAAAGACTTGCTCGCAGGATTTACAGATAAGTTTCCTGCAGTAAATAGATATAAAGCTATGGTTATTGGTAGCGCTAAGTCTAGTAAGAACACAGTCCCTTGTGTAAAAACGCTTTTAGGAAGAAAACGTTTTCTACCGGAGCTTTTATCAAGAGATGTAAGTCTTAGGTCTCAGGCAGAACGCCAAGCTTTTAATACGCGGATTCAAGGTTCTGCTGCAGATATTATTAAAATTGCTATGGTATCTGCTTATGAATTAATTCCTGCAGAAGCAAAGTTGCTTTTGACTGTTCACGATGAACTTGTTACTATGTGTCCTACAAATATAGCGGAAGAAACTGCTGAAGCTATTCGAACCGCTATGGAAGGAGTTAACGTGCTTAAGGTGCCTTTAATTGCTGATGTTAAGATTGTAAAAAAGTGGGGTGAAGCAAAATGAGCTGGAAGTTTTGGAAAAAAAGACGCCAAGAAACGTTAATGTTTGAAGTAACTACTATAGAAACCCCGTCTCCACTTCCATTAAGTACCTTGTTTAGATGGTACTGCTACGATATGGATGTAACTAACCCCAATAAGCTTGCTAATCAACTTGGGCTCAGCGGCATTAGCGATGATGTAGAAGAAATGGAAAAAGAAGCTAGCACTGAAAGACTTGAGCAAATTGTTCCAATTCTTCCTTTTCTAAAATCTATTGCCAGTATTAATTCTATGGTTATTGCAGCAATTCAAGGCGATATTATCCAGAATAAGCCTCTTGCTGAAGATAAAGATTTAGAAGATGTTCTTGAGTCTGTTCGTGAAATTATTGGGCAGATTTCTATGTCTGCTTTAGTTGCAGGCTTTTCTGCTGCAATTTCTTTAGGTGTAGTTCATTCGTCTGGAGCCGTTGCAAAGGAAGTTGATAATGAGCAATTCTAATTGGTGGTCTCAAAAACTTGGAGCTACCCCACCTTCCACTTCCTTACCCCCTTCTCAACCGCAAACACGCCCAGAAGCATTTGTTCAAGGCAACCAAGAAGTTTATAACGCATCAACACCTCCTGTAGTTGCTCAACCAGCAGAGACCTGCCCCGGGTGCAGAAGTGGTAACTACACTAAGGTGGGGAGCATGGCTACAGCTAATGGCACTGTTCATTCATACCAATGTTATGACTGTGGATACCCTGTAGTTCAACAGGGTAGTGGTTTAGGAGGAGTAGCAGCTTCTTCCAATGGCCCAGCACGGGCCTCACGCCAAGTTGAAGGCGGCGGTTGGAACCCCGGAACTATTATTGATAGGATTAGCTAATGAATCCAGATTTGGCAAAAGTCATTAAAGATTTAAATAAAAAATTCGGTAATGAGACTGTTGTATTAGGAGCTGATATTAGAGATGACATCATCAGCCGTACGACTACTGGTTCTCTGGCTCTTGATGTCATTCTTGGGGGTGGTTGGCCTACTAATCAGTGGCATGAGATTGTTGGTGAAGCAAGCAACGGAAAAACAGCAGTTGCTCTCAAAACAATTGCAGCAAACCAAGCGCGAGACCCCGAGTTCACAACAGTCTGGGTAGCTGCCGAACAATGGGTACCTTCATATGCTGAAATGTGTGGCGTTGATTTATCTCGCGTTTATGTAATTTCCACTAATATTATGGAGGAAGCATATGAGGCAGTTATTTCTTTTGTGGAATCAAAAGCTGTCGACTGCGTGGTTATCGATTCTCTTCCTGCTCTTGTCCCGGGCGCTGAAGATGAAAAAGACATGGATGAGGCAACTGTTGGTAGGGGCGCTCTTCTTACCGGTAAATTTTTCCGGAAGGTGGGTAAAGCGAGCAAAAGAAGCCTTACCGAAACCGAACGACCATTCATTGGGATTGTAATTAACCAATACCGTATGAAGATTGGGGTTATGTATGGCGACCCACGAACTACTCCCGGAGGCGAAGCCAAGAACTATGCGTTCTTTACTCGCTTGGAAGTTAAGCGTGATGATTGGATTGAGAATGGAACCGGGCAAGATAAACGGCGTGTTGGCCAAACTATTAAAATTCGTACACTTAAAAATAAGTCCGCTCCCCCGGGTCAAGTCGCGTACGTTGATTTCTACTTTGCCAACGGAGACTCCTGTACAGCAGGAGAGTTTGATTTCGCTAAGGAGATTGTTGCCTTAGGCATTATCAACAAGGTTATTATCCGTGCAGGTGCTTATTACCGTTACAACGGTCAGCAGTGGCAGGGAGCAGAGTCAGTTGTTAATGCTATTCGTGAAGAGATTGATTTAAAAATTGGGCTTGAAAAAGATGTGCTTGACTCTGTTCGTGCATCTTCTAAAGGAGTAGTTCAGGAATCTGATGAGGAGTGAAGGGCAAAAGCAGTCCAAGAAGCATGAGAAACGCCTTGCTAAGGTTATAGGAGGTGCTACAGTCGCTGCTAGTGGTGCTTTTTGGAGTCGAAAAGGAGACGTTAGGTCAAAAGACCTTTTGATTGAACATAAGTGGACTGGTAAAGCTCAATTTTCTATGAAGGCCACTGTTTTAGAAAAGATTGTAAAAGAGGCAATTTTGGATGGAAGACTCCCCGTGCTAGGATTCTCTCTTAACAACAATAATTACGTAGTTCTTACAGAAGATGACTTTTTAGAAATTAGAGAGTCTTTACAGGAGACTAAATGCGAAGAGACGAAAGCTGGAGAAAGCTAGCAAAATGTGATGGAATGGATACAGAGTTATTCTTTCCACCCAGAGATAAAGATAAATATAAAAATATTGCAGATAAAGCTAAAAATGTATGCTGGGGTAAAGATGGAAAACCTGAATGCCGCGTCAGAAAAGAATGTTTACTATACGCAGTTGAAGTAGAGACTTCTTATGGAATTTGGGGTGGGTTAAGTAATCGTGAAAGAAATGCTTTAGTCAGAAAGGCTAAGAAAAATGGAAAAACACTCGAGCAATGGCTTAGAGGTAGTGCTTAACTATGATAAGAAAAAGGGGGCAACACCTAGTAAGTCTTTTAAAAACTTTGTAAATACTACTAAAGATAAGCGTCGCGTGTTACCTTCTTTAGAGCGCTTTGTATTATCAACTCCAGATGCACCTAGAAGAACAGATGTTCTACATCCTTCAGAGATGTCAAAGCAGGATTGGTGCCACCGGGCATCTTACTTTTTGCTTTCAGGGGAACCTGCTCCGTCTAAGTCTTTTGGGTTTAAAACTAAAATGATTTTTGAAACTGGTCACCGCCTTCATGCTATGTGGCAAGACTTGTTTTATAAGCAAGGAACTTTGTACGGAAATTGGATTTGTATTAGGTGTCGTTTCCCGTTTAATTACACTATTGGCTTTGAAGTATGTCCTAATTGCCAAGAAGGAACCTTGGAATATAGAGAGGTGCCTGTTCGTAGCGATGAGTACCGCATCTCGGGCCATTCTGATGGAATTATTGTTGGATATGGAGAGCCTTTACTTCTTGAAATTAAAACCGTAGGAGCTGGTTCATTCAGGTATGAAAAACCTGACTCGTTTTATGCTCACAATGGTGACTTTTCAAAAATGTGGTCTGACTTTGATAGCCCCTTTATGAGTCATATTCTTCAAACACAGATTTATATGCGCTTGATGGAAAATGACCCAAAGATTGATTACAAACCTAAAGAAGCAGTTTTTATCTACCACGGTAAGCCCAATGATGAAATTAAGGAGCTGATTGTTCCTAAAAGTAACTTTGGAGTTGATGAGGTATTTGAAGCCGCTGCTAAAATTGTAAAAGCTGTAGAAACCAAAACACCTTTAAACTGCAATGTCCCTGAACGAGACAAAAACGATTGCTCAAAATGCCGAGGTTATAATGACAATTAAACTTAAAGTACCTGCCCATGCCGCAAATGCTTTAGAAGAACTCAAGGCGCAAGGTTTAGATGTTAGCCATGAAGTAGACCTTGATAAACCAACATTGCCTGAAGATATAACAGAGTTAGACGATGAAGATTTAATGAGGCTTTTTACTAAATTAATCGCTTATATTGATTTTCTATCTACGCAATCTTCCTTAGCTCAGATTGATGAAAGAGAAAGCGAACGTTGCTTAAATCAAATTGAGGCAGAGGTAACAGCTAATCTTCCTGTGGCAAAAGGCGACAAAGTATCGGTAATTAAAGCACAGGCTGCTGCTGCACCAGAAGTAGTTGAAGCAGCGGAGGCTTATTCAAGCGCGTATTCTTATAGAAAGATTATTGAGTCTATGCTTGATAATTATGAACGAGACGCGATGCTAGTAAGTCGTGAATTGACGCGGCGTACGGCAGGTGATACTTATAAAAGCCGCTCAAGGAAGTTTGTTTCATGAAATCTACCAAAGAATACTCTGTTAAGGTTTTTGGAAACCCGGAGCAGGTAAGCAATCAGTATCCTATTTTTGCAGGTATAGACGCTTCATATTCAGGGTTTGGGGTCACTTTAATTGACCATGAAAGTAGTCATGTTACCTATGTTGCAAAATTTAATGGTACCGGTGTAGAGCGGCTTAGAAATGCCCAAAAGTTTCTAACAGATTTATTTATTTGCGAAAATGAAGACCTTTATGAATTTCAAGATATAGCCATAGAAGGTTACGCCTTTGGTAGCCAAATGTCAAATATGTTAGGCGAGCTTGGTGGTATCGTTAGGCTGTTTATATATGAAAAGTTTGGAATAAAGCCGCTTTTAGTTCCTCCTACCAGCTTAAAGAAGTACGTAACTGGTAAGGGAACGGGAGTTCAAAAGAATCAAATGCTACTATACGTATACAAGAAATGGGATGTGGAGTTTAAAGATGATAATGCGGCTGATGCTTATTCACTTGCTAAATTGGTTTCAGGACAAGGGTCTTTGGCCTATGAAAAAGAAATTTACAGTAAGCTTAACGACGAAAAGCACAGGGCGTAATCCTTTATCTCCTAAACCAATATCAGAGTTAAAGCCTTCTTATGAAAACGTTGTTGACCTGCGAGGTGAGCCAACTCATGTGTGTATTTGTGGGTCTTTTGTCTGGAATGTAAAATGCTCGTTTGAAGACTATGAGATGAGTTTTTATTATTTAGATATGGAGTGTGCCAATTGTGGCAGCTTGGCCACAGCTCCTACCCCACCTGCTAAGCCAGATTATGAAAAAGAATTAGATTATTTGGATTGAGACTTGGCCGGGCATTCTTTTTGGTAGAATTAATATAATTAATCCTTCTACTATACGAGGTAAAAATGTCCGAAGTAAAAGACGAAACTGTTCTTCGCGTAAGCGCAGGCAGTAATCCACAATCTGTTGCATCTGCTATTGCACATACTATTTACGAAACCAAAGAATGCAAAATCAGAGCTGTTGGAGCTGGGGCAGTAAATCAAGCTGTTAAAGCTATTGCCATTGCCAGAGGCTACACAGCCCCCAGAGGCTTGGATTTAAAGTGCATCCCAGGATTTGCCAGTATCAAGAGCCATGATGGCGATATTAGTGCCATTGTGTTTACAGTTATTTCGAGTTAAGACTGACAAATTAAATAAAATACGGTTTACTTTAAGTAGGCTCTATTAAAGTGAGGTTTTAATGGCTAAGAATCTTGCCCCAGACGCAGACAGCGTTGGGTCATACAAAGGCGCGACTGCTGTAAACCAGTCTGGCCTACCTTCTAAATACACAACCTTAATTGCGCGTCGCAATGTGCAGGCGGCAGACCCGGCTTTTATGCCTCACCTTGCACGCCGTAATGTTCCACAGGAACGCATGGGTAGTTCCTATGGTGTTCAAGTTAATGGGTACCCAAATGTGGACCCAACTATTGCTCCTACCCAAGCCAATGGGGTTATTATTAATCCTAAGACTCTACGTTCGACTAGCCTCTCTTTCTCTGAAGGCACAGACGACTTCGAAGACTAATAACGTCCTATAACAAAACCCGCCATCGATTTGGCGGGTTTTGTTGTTTGTGCTACAGTTTGCTAACCTACAATAAAGGGGCGGTACAGATGTTAGCAAATATGTTGGAAAAAGCACTCACTAAATCACATTCTCGTTGTGCTGTATCTAAATGGTTAGAAGTTCAAGACGAAAAAGTCAACGAGATTTTTAACAAGGTTTTAAACGATGGGTCGATTAATTACCAAGAGTTCTATTCAGTAATTAAAACTGATGCAGAATCTAAAGGGGAAGCAACTCCTTTTGCTATTACAACTATGAGAAATCATCTACAGTCTCGCTGTTCTTGTTTAAAGATTGGGAAATGATATGACTGATTTAGCTAATAAACTAGAGTCACTTGCAAGCCCGGGTAAAACAGGTTCAGATTATAAAAACTTAAAAATTGCCGATGAATGGCGCCCCAGAGTTGAGGTAAACCCTTCTGAGGGCGGTTTTTTAGTAACTAAGCTTTACACAGCTTCGGATGTTCCTCCTGCTGAACAACTTTTAAAAGACAACAATCTTAATCCTGATGAGTGGAAAGTTACAGGCATGAGATTTTCCCAGTGGCAACGCTGGGATGGCGAAATGCTTACAGCTTTTCGTGTTAGTTTTGTTCCTGCAACTGAGGCCTTAGACAAAGAAGATGTAGCGGAATTAATAAAAGATATTTCAAAATGGAAGCCCTCTAAATCTGCACAGACAACTTCTGGTGAAGGGGCTTTTGTTGTAGCTTTCAGTGACCAGCAGATTGGAAAAAAAGCTGCTGCAGGAGGTACTGCAGAATCTGTAGAACGACTTTTTTATTTGACAGATGAGTCAATCCAACGCCTAAAAGAATTAAGAAAAATTGGGCGTAAATTAGGTACTGTTGTGTTTGCCCTTTTAGGAGACCATGTAGAGGGAAATACTAGTCAGAATGGTAAATTGCAAGGCCAAGCTGTTGCAGACCTTGGTATGACAGAACAAGTTCGTGTAGCACGAAGGGTATTATTACAGCAGGTAAAAGCTTTTGCGCCTCTTTGTGATGAGTTAATTGTAGCTGTAATAAACGGAAATCATGATGAAGTTACACGCCAAATAGTTGCTGACCCATCAGATGGTTGGAATGTAGACATTGCTAGCTCTGTGCAAGATATCTGCGCTGAAAATGATTCATTGTCACATGTTCAATTTAGGTATCCCCAAAAGGGACATCAAACTCTTGCTATTAATATCTGCGGTACAACAGTAGGGTTTTTTCATGGGCACCAGTTTTCAGGAGATGTCACTAAATATATTAGTGGGCAGGCAACAGGCCAGACTGCATTAGGAATGGCAGACCTTTGGATTTCAGGGCATTACCACCATTTCCAAGCAAAAGATATTGGGGAACGTCTCTGGGTACAGGCTCCTACAACTGACGCAGGGTCAGATTGGTTTAGAGACCGCAGAGGTTTAGAGTCGAAGCCAGGGCTTTTAACTTTAACAATTGGCGAAAATTATGACCCTAGAAGAGATTTAAGTATAATAACAACTACACGCTGATTGACACTACATCTAGGTGTAAAATATATGTATGGCCGGAGGTAGTCCCCACCAAAACATCCAGTATCTGGGTGCTGGTGGCATGTATGACACCGCCACTACCTATGGAGGTGGTGGCGTACCTGTCGCACGCTCTGAGCTTGATTATCTCCGGATGGGTGTGGGTCGAGAGCCTGGTGCAGAATACCCTGATGGATATTTAGGCGCTATTCGTACCCGCCGTGATGACCGTGGTAAGCCCAACAGCTCCTCTGAGCGCATGTTAGACAGCCTTAAAATTCGCCTTGGACAAAAGTCTTACCAACGTGGTGTTCACCGTGGCGAGCGAGTTGACCCTGCAAGTTATTTTTACCCAGATGAGTTACGCCCAGAGCGAGGAATTGTCCGACAAAGCAAAGCCACCATGGATGGAAATGTTTGGCGAATTGTAAGAGATACTCCTGACTTTGATATGGTTCCGCCACCGCACCTTGTTAATGATGGTAAAGCAAATCTTCAAAGCACATCTCCTGGCGAGATTGATAGGCGCAGAGCAGCGCAACTTGGTCGCCTGAAACCGGCGTGGACATAATGCCAAATCCTTTTGACTCTGGTTATACCGAGGCGCCTCCTTGGGTGGCGCCTATGGAAGCTGCTGAGGCTCCACAGTCGTACATTGGCCCTTTTGCCAGTCGTCAAGAGCAAATGCTAACTCAAAGTTTACAAGCGCTTCTAATGACCAGTGAAGAGGTGCAGGAGTTTGTTCGCCCTCCTCTGCCGCAGGTCGAGATGTTTCCTCAAAGATATGGTTACCCAGTTGGACAACCAAATATTCGTGATATTATTGAATTTGGGCACAGAACATATGAACGCACAGATTATGCCCAACAGCCGAACACGCAAGAATCTACTAGCCGTAATAGCCTGGGATGGGGTGTGTAATGAGTATTGACCCTGGAATGTTTACCGATGGCACCGGAGAGGGCATGGCTGGGGCCATGGATGTTTCATTAAATACGCAGAAAATGTTAGCCAAAACCTACTATAATGGTAGTAAGCCTTGCATTGAATGTGGGTTATTAATAGACCCGCCTTCAGCGTTGATGACTGAAACCTGCCCAAGGTGCAGCAGAAAAAAGGCGGCAAAAATATTTAAGAATAGGATGGTTCAATAGTGGCCGTTAATGTTTCTCGTTCACAGAACGCAGAGTTGTTTGAGGGTTCGACTGATGGCAAGTATCGTAAGCGCCGCCCTAACACTACTGTTGCCAGAGGTATGGGCGACGAAATTGTTGTTAAGAACCGTGCAGACCTGCACCCATACATGAACTATGGATTTATTAATTCCGAAGAGCCTTCCAAAGTTAATCCAGGAGCCTGATATGTCAGTATTTAGAGACCGCCGCGACGGTATTACTAAGAGCTTGGCTACTGGTAGACCCAGCGCACAGCATTTATTACCATCAGCTCCTTCTGAAAAAAGAAATCTTGATGCAAATAAAGCTCAGGCTTATGCAAATTTGGTAAAAGCAATTTTTACCGATAATCCTTACTACTCAGATTCAGATTCTGAACGCTATAGGAATGCTGTAGACGGAATGGTTGGGAACGGCCCTGACTTAATGAGTAATTCTTCAGCCTTTACTCCTGATGAAGAGCACCCAGAAATTACAACAAATCCTGCCACGGGAGATTTGTTTACAGAAACTAACGACGAGTACAAGGACTGACGATGGCACACGACCCTGCAAAAGGCTATGACCCAGCCCATTTAATTCCAGATGCTCACATAGCGGACTTACAAGGTCCTCATTTAGAAGCTGCTAGGGCTTTTAATGAGTATATAAAAGCTGGACTTTCTAAAGCCGAAGCGGGAGCAAAAGTACGCCCTATTTTGCAGGGTAAGGGCATTGGTAGAGCTATTAGAGCAGTTGAGGGAGAACTTCCTACTCAAAGAAAAAATGATGCCCGAGGTTCAAAAGCTTTGCCAAGTGACATTCGTCCTCTGGGCGGGGCTAAGGGAGGAGAATCTTCTTGGCGTCGTGAAGCCAATGAACAAGAAGTTATGAAAGCTCTTGAGCTACCAGTTCCTAATATTACAGAGGCTTCTTATCAACATTACCAGCCTGCTCCATCTAACTTTAGCGAGTTAGAAGCAGAGCACAAAGAGTTAGCAAATAAAGTAAACCAAAAAGCAGCTTCAAGAGAAGAAAAAATAAGAAAAAAGACTCTTGATAATACTATATATGGAGATAGTGAACGACAAGCAGGCACCCGCCTTACTATCAATGCAACCAATGTTGATGCATTAAAAGCTAAAGACCCCGCAAATCGTGAGGCTGCTAGAGTTAGGCATCTTCAACTACTAGAACGTGCACAATTAACAGCAGGAGACGTTGATACACAAGTAAATTTAAGAACAGAACAAAAAGGATGGGGTGCCCGCATACCCGGAACTACCCCCGATTATATACAATGTGCTCGTCATGGCTGTGAGTCTGAACCATTTGATTCAGATTTAGTTGACCAAGAAAAAAATCCGCGCATAATTGATTCTACTCTTTGTCCTCCTTGCAATGAAGAATTAAGAATGGGTCGATTAACAGGTGCTGATGCTGGATTCCCAGCAGTTCATACACCTGTTACTGTAAAACCTGGTGACCCTGCATATGCAATTGGCGCTCACAGCTTATTAAAAGCAATATTTTCTCCAGGCGCTTACACATCTCCAAAAGATTCAGCTCGTATAACCTCAAATCTAGACCGTATGTTTGGAGAAGAGTCATCCACTCCAAGAGAAAAAACTATTGGTCCTAGCGGCGCTGTAGTTGAGAAAAAAGAAAGTAAACCGCTTTCTACAATTCGCCCTATATCAACAGAAGAGTAATATGCTATTCTGCGGGATAACCGCAGGTAGGCAAATTGGTGACGCCGCCAGTCTTATAAACTGGGTCGATATGTGGGTTCAAGCCCCACCCTGCGGACTTATGATAGGATAACTATATGGTTATGGATTTGAGCACGTTAAACAAAGGCACTGAAACGAATGAGCCGCAGATTCGTCTGCTTGTATGTAGGGATTGTAAAACAATTGAAGAGTTACCTGATTACGACGGTGACCCGGCTGATGACCTTCTTCTTAACATTTCAGTGGAGCGTCATCAGCGTCCAGTTGCCCATACAGGGCTTCTTTTCAAGTTTCCATTAAAGTTTTGGTCTGTGCCTAAAATTCGTGAAGAAATTGTCAAGCAAATTCGCGGCGGCGCAGAAGGTTTGGACGCTTTTGGCACTAATTTTTATGACACCAAAATGACATTCCATGAAGATGCTATGACTTGCTGGGCACAGCACAACCGTCCTAAAGAACAATGTCCAGATTATAAGTCTGACCGTAAGCAATTAAAACCTGATACTGCAAAAGAACGCAAAGAAGCAGGGTTAGAAAAACCCGGAAGTAAAGGCCCTAAAATTTATTTATGCGATTTTTGCCCTGTTAAAATGTATAACCAGAAAAAGGCGTTCTCTGAGAAGGGCCTGTATAACTAATAAAAACCCGGTAAAATATAAGTATCCAATTTAACTAAAGGCGGATATTTATGTTGTTCGATATGTCATGTTCTTGCACCGCCGCGTTGAGTATTGAAATAGATAAAAACGATACGGTAGCTTGGATGATTATAAATCGATTTTTGGAGGCGCATATTAAATGTGGATATGTAACCCCAATTATTCAAGAAGAAGTAGAACCTGTTACAACATTGGATATCCCAGTAACAGACCTTCCAATAGAGGAGTAAGGTGAATTATTACGACACCCTTGCTCAGATGGCCTCTTCTTCAGTAGAAGTAGTTCCGGGAGAGTCTTCTTTATTTAGTACGCCTGAAAAGAATCTTGACCCACGACTATTTTCTAATGACAAACTTCTTACTAACATTAGAACCTCTATTATGGGCACAGCTTTAAATTTTCTTTCAGGCATTTACAAAAATCCTGAGTCTTGGTGCCATGTATGGTTAGCAGGTTCAGGGGTTTCATATCAATGGGCTGCTCACCGCGCGCCTGCTGATTTGGATTGCTTGTTAGGTATTGATTACCCAAGATTTCGCGCACAGAATCCTGCCTACCAAGGGTTTAGTGATGCTGAAATTGCTGCTGAAATGAATGAAGCATTAGCAATTTTAGATAATCAAACATCAAATTTTATGGGCGTTTATGAATTAACTTTCTATGTAAATGTTAGGTCAGACATTAAAGACATAAAACCTTATTCAGCCTATTCATTAACTGATGACGAATGGGTTGTTGAACCATCTAAAGACCCTTTTACAATTGACCCTTCTTGGCAATCGCAATTAGAAACAGAAAATAAATTTGTTCAACAAATAGTTTCAAGATACAATGACGCTGTTCAGGCAGTAAAAATGTCTAAAAATAGCGCCGCGCGAGTAAATGCGGAAACGCTTTTACATCATTCTTTAACTCAAGCATCGGCGTTGTTTGAGGATATACACAAGGGGAGAAAGTTAGCCTTTAGCCCGGGTGGCCAAGGTTACGCGGACTATCACAACTATCGGTGGCAGGCTGGTAAACAATCCGGTTCCGTGCCTGCTTTACGTAAATTAAAAGACATACAAAAAGAAGCGCAAAATACATTTGAATCCTCTACTTATGGTGTAGAGTTACCTAATGCCAGCACATTGATAAGGCGGGCGTTAATTACTAGAAAAGGAAATGAGTAATGACTGATAAGTCAATTAATGGCTGGGAAGTTATCACCGGCCAGTCTGACCCGAAGCTTGCAATGGGCGTGGTTCCAGGAACCAATGTGAAGCTTCGTGCTCGCAAGGAAGTTCTTCCTTTGTTGTTAGCAATTGCTGCTGATTTTCACAAGGAAGTTGCACCTCTTCGTAATGGTGAGTGTGGCGCTTACTGCTACCGCAAGGCTCGTCAAGGTGGCGGCGCCTTTTCGGACCACAGTTCTGGTACTGCAATGGATTTGAACTGGGGCCACGAAGGCGCTATGGGTCCTAAGGGCGGCATGGTTCGCATGAATGATGCGCAAATTAAAGCGTGTGCAGAAATTAAAAAGCGTTACAAGATTGTTATTTGGGGTGGAGATGCCGCAAAGGGTGGCGATTACCACGACCCGCATAGTTGGGACCCAATGCACTATGCTTTGAAGAGCAAAATAACTGCTGGAGATGTTGCAAAGGTTTTGGCAGACCTAGGTATTGATAAAAATGGTGTTCGTGCCGGTGCAGGCACAAAGAAGCCTAGCGTAGTTGCTAAGCTCACCGCTACTGTCAAGCCTGTAGTTAAGCCAGAACCACCTAAGTAATAAATTTGGGCGGGGTGTGCGGGACTTCCTGCACCCAAACTAGGAGAAGCTACCCCCACCCCGCCCTACTCAATAGGAGAATAATATGAAGAAAAATGAAAAAGTTTGCATAACTTGGTGTCACACCCACACAGTTTCAAATGAATTTGCAGTCAGTCTTGCGGATATTATTCGTTCTAGAGGTTCTAGAATTGGTTCTTTTCATTGCGTAGAAGGCACAGGACTTTTGTCTAAGTCACGCAATATTTCAATAAAGCATTTTTTAGATTATTCTAAATGTGATTGGTTGCTCATGCTTGATGCGGATGAGCGTATTTCCATTGAAGCATTTGATAAGTTGGTAGATGCCGCTGATGCAGAAAAGCGTCCTTTGATGGCAGGCCTTTATTTTGCGGCGTTATGGATTGATGGTAATTTAAGACCTACACCTCTTATTTTTAAAAATGAAAATGAGAAGGGCGTGCTCCCCTATGATAATTATGAAGAAAATTCTATTATCCCAATTGCGGCAGCAGGTACTGGGTTCCTTTTAATTCATCGTTCTGTATTTGAAAAGATGAGAGAAGCCCTGACAAATGAAAATTGCGGCCCTGATTGGTGTTGGTTCCAAGATGGTCCTATCAATGGAAACCGTTGGTTGTCCGAGGACCTCAGCTTTTTTGCCAGAATTCATAATTTAGGTATCCCTGTTTATGCCCATACAGGCGCAATTGCAGACCACCATAAGCCTATGTGGTTAAATGAAAAGCAATACAAAGTGTGGGCTGCTCACAATGAACCTGGAACAGGTCTTGAGCAGTTGATGTAGTGTGTCAATATTAATTTTTGTGGATGGCGTTATGAGGCGTGAAAATAATTCGCCTGTAAATGAAGCAATCCGTTTATATAAATCTATTTCCGAAAAAGAACGTGTTGTACTGCTTGGTGATGATAAAGCAGAGATTGACCGCTGGATGAAGCAAAATAATTTGGCGTCAAAGTTGGATGACATAATTGATTACAAACCATCAGGTGTAAACAATTCCGAACTTAAATATAGACAGGTAGAGTACGCCAGAAGTAAAGGTCCTGTAGAATATGTCATCACAGATGATATTGAATTGTCTAAAGATTTATTAGAAAAAGGCGTGTGCGTTTATTTATTTTTACACCCAAAATATTTTAGCCACAAGTTCCGCCCAGACCGTCCTGTTGGTGTTAAAGCATGGGACCAGATAATTGAAGAGTTGGATAAACAACAAAAACTTTACGAAGAGGATAATCGGGTATGAAATTTATTTATTTAGGCTCTGAGGTTCCTAGTAATCGTAAAATATTAGAGGCAATGGGTACTCGTGAGGTAGGCTTTTCCTACTGGCGTGCTGCCAAAAGAGGTTTGCCAAAAAGCAAGGATTACCTTCTTTCAAATTATTTTAATCCTTTTATGAACATTACTGTTTATCCAGGAATTCCCGCAGCCGTCCAGCTGACGGAGCGTGAGATAGAAGATTTTTGCGCTGATTATGAAGATTTTATTGCTAATAATATTGACCGCATACATCAATTTGTAGAGGTAGACCACTCATCTATAAGTGAGCAGTTTGTTCAAGAACAGCGCAAAGGCGCATGGGATGAGATAGATAAAGATAAATTTATTGCTGTTTTTAGGGCGCCCTATGATGATGTTAAATTAGAGTGGTTTGCCAGCACTTACAAAAATATATTAATTCCTAAAGAAAGATTGATTGAAAGCGCGTCCTTTACACAGCGCATGAAAGCCGCCATACGGGCTCATGGCACATCTTTTCATACTGCTGCTATGGCTGACCCAAGTGAATTAAAAACCGTCCCATTAGAGTCTATGAGTACCCTCTCATGGCTATCTCCAATGATGCATGGTGAGACAATTGTGTGGGACGGGGCTGCCTTAGTTAGGTATCCAAAGAATATGAAAGAGCAAGCCCGACCAAGATGCAAAGTCGCTGCTGAAGCAGCAGACTTAGATTTTAATAAGATTATGGCAGATGATAATATTGAGGTCTGCAAATTAGCCTTATGGTCGTATGAACAGTTGGAGGCTAAAATGGGGCAAGAGTTATCATATAACAGCGAAAAACCATTAGGTGAAGGTTTAGTGGAAACAACCCTCTCTGATGTTGATAAGAAGGAAGAAAAAAGCGGAAAATTAATTCCTCGTAAACCATCTGAGATGCTCACATTACCTGTCTTAGGGCTTGAGTATAAGACAGTAATAGAACCCGATGAAGAGGGCCGGGATGTAATTTCTGAACGACAACTTATTACATCTTCCCCTAACTCTTTACGCATGTGCAACACCTGTTTTCTATCTTCTAAATGCCCCGCTTTTAAGTTAGATAGTGCCTGTTCTTTTAACCTTCCTTTGGAATTAAAGACCAAAGACCAGATGCGTTCTTTCATCAATGCAATCATTGAAATGCAAGGACAAAGAGTAGCATTTGCAAGGTTTTCCGAAGAAATTATGGGTGGTTATCCTGACCCGAATCTTAGCCAAGAAATTGACCGTTTGTTTAAAATTATTAAAACGGTAAAAGAACTTGACGACTCGCGAGAATTCATTAGAATGACCGTAGAAAGAAGCGGTGGGGCGGGGGTTCTGTCCAGTATTTTTGGGGAGAAAGCCACCCAGAATTTGCGTGAACTACCCGGCGGTGGCTATGATGCAGACGCAACAGATGCCCTAATTCAAGATATCACCGAGGAATAACTATTATCATATAAGAGAATTATTCTTATATAAATTGTAACAGTTGCACTACTACTTGCTTTTACTGTAAGTTACACATATATGCCCTATCCTAGAACTCTGTCCTTTTAAAAAGAAAGAGTAACAATGTCCTTATCATTTAAGATGTCTGACGATTTTATTGCCCAATATGAAAGCCGCCCAGTACCTTGGGGGTACACCGACGCAGGTGGAAATTCTTTGGGCGAAATTACTTTCCTTCGTACTTATTCCCGTATTAAAGAAGACGGAACCAAGGAGACTTGGGTAGATGTTTGCCGTCGTGTTATTGAGGGTATGTATGCTATCCAAAAAGACCATTGCAAAATTAATAGATTGCCTTGGAATGAAAAAAAGGCACAATCATCCGCTAAGGAAGCATTTCACCGGTTGTTTGAGTTAAAGTGGACACCACCCGGTCGTGGTCTTTGGATTATGGGAACTCCCCTTGTGAATGAGCAGCGGAACTCCGCTGCCTTGCAGAACTGTGCCTTTGTATCTACTGCTGAGATGACTCGTCACAATCCTGCCAAACCGTTTGCGTTTTTGATGGAAGCATCCATGCTTGGGGTGGGTGTTGGTTTTGACACCAAGGGAGCGGACAAGGGGTTCATAATTGGTAGCCCAGTTAAAGATGATGAGTCTGGTGTTGAGTTTGTGATTCCCGATACCCGTGAAGGTTGGGTTGAGTCAGTTTCAATGCTGATTAATTCTTATTTGAAACCGGAACCTCAGTTTGCCATACAGTTTGATTATTCCCAAATCCGTCCCGCAGGCGAACCCATTAAGACTTTTGGTGGAACCGCAGCCGGGGCTGAGCCGCTAATTAAGTTGCATAAAGCAATCAGACAAATGTTTGAGGGCCGATATGGGGAAGAATTAGATACTTGTGATATTGCCGACATTGGAAACCTTATTGGGGTTTGCGTGGTTTCGGGTAATGTCCGTAGGTCTGCAGAACTTCTCATGGGCGGTTTGCATGACGAAACCTTCCTTAACCTTAAAAACCCTGAAAAGTTTCCTGAGCGAAACTCTTATGACCCAAAAAATCCGGGCTGGGCTTGGATGTCCAATAACTCTGTTGAGGTGAAGGTTGGAGACAATCTTTCTCACATTGTGGATAATATTGCGCTTAATGGTGAACCCGGTGTTATTTGGATGGATGTAACTCGTAACTACGGGCGACTCATTGACCAACCAAATAATAAGGATTGGAGAGCAGCAGGTTACAACCCCTGCGCTGAACAGTCGTTGGAGTCGTTTGAGTGCTGCACTCTTGTGGAAACTTACTTGAATCGCCACGAAAGCCTTGAGGATTACAAGCGCACTCTCAAGTTTGCTTATCTCTACGCCAAGACTGTTACTCTTCTTCCTACTCACTGGGAAGAAACTAATGCGATTATGCAGCGCAATCGTCGTATTGGAACTTCCATGTCTGGCATTGCCAACTTTGGCGATAATCGCGGGCTAACAACTCTCCGCGATTGGATGAATGAAGGCTACAAAACTATTTCGTATTATGACTGCTCGTACTCCGAGTGGCTGGGTATTCGCGAATCTATTAAAACAACCACAGTAAAACCTTCGGGAACTGTGTCTATTCTTGCAGGAGAATCTCCTGGCGTACATTGGACTCCTGGCGGAGAATACTTCCTTCGTTCTATTCGTTTTGCCAATGACGACCCAATGCTCTCTCTCTTTGAGGAAGCAGGCTACAAGGTTGAGAAGTCGGTTACCGACCCTGCTACCACGAGCGTGGTTTATTTTCCAATCAAATCTGCTGCTACTCGTTCTGAGTCCGAAGTCTCCATCTACGAAAAAATCTCTCTCGCTGCTCTCGCTCAGCGTCATTGGTCAGACAATTCTGTTTCTGTAACGATTTCATTTGACGCAGAAAAAGAGCGCAAAGATGTAGGTACTGTTTTACACATGTACGACGGACAACTCAAAACTGTTTCCTTCCTGCCTATGGGTAATGCAACCTATCCGCAAATGCCTTATGCGCAAATCACAAAGGACGAGTATCAAACCAACACAAACAAATTGCAGCAAATTGACTTCTCATCTGTCTACGCAGGCAAAGCAAAAGATGCTGCTGGCGAAGCGTTCTGCACTACTGACGCTTGTGAAATGCCTCAAAAATAATCTCTAAAAACAATTAAGCCCCCTGTTATTTACAGGGGGCTTAATTGTTTAGTAGTTTTTCCTTTACACAGACGCAGGTGTCGTGTCAGCCAAAATGGGTTCTCCACTTCCGCTATCTGTCGTGGGAACGACAATAACGGGCTGAATCTCAAAAGCGGCATTGTGTTTCCTGAACAGGCCATTAGCCTTGTTCACAGTAATCGTACCACCACATTCTGCGCATTGTGCAACTGACCTACTACCGAAAGGAATAACTACTCCTTCGGGCTTAGTACCGCCACCGACACATGGATTGGTTATTTCTTTATTTGCCATTTTCTTTTTCCTTAGTTTGTTTATCGGTTTTATTACAGAACTTTAAGAACGACCATGCAAGGGTCGCCACCTTTTTCCCATTCTTCTTCTTCTTCTTGGTTCATGTAGGGGTCGCCCTCATGCGTGTAGCAGAACGACTCGCTAATCCATTTTCTCTCAATACCTTTGTTTAGCCACGCACGAAAATCAGAGCGGTCTTTAAGTATTTCTCTCTCTTTAAAAATCTCTACTTTATCCATTAGAATCTCTCTATCCATACTTGGGAGCCTGCCTCAATAATTCTAAACTTATTTTTCCATATTGTCAAAGCGGTTTTTATTCCAAGAGCAGGTTCATAGAACTCTCCTAGACCTACGCTCCATGTGTAATCATCAAAAGCAATAATCCCACCTTGCTTGACCCACCTTAAAGCATTGAGCGCATCTATGGTTACTTGGGTAGCAGTATGGTCGCCGTCAATGTAAATAAAATCATATTTCTCTGTGGACTTCGGAGCCTCTTGTGCAAAAAACAGGTCGCTAGTCATCTGATATGGGACGACTCTGCTCTCGTTATTAAATCGGCTTAAATAATATTCTTTGACTTCATTAAAGTCCATAGACTCGTGGGCTTCCTCATCACTACCTTGCCAAGTATCTACATCATCTATTCTGACAATGTTCTCCCTGTTGTCTAGTAGCCATTTGGTAGCGTCCCCTGTAAACACTCCAATCTGTAAAACCTTTAATGGCTTGTCAGTAGGAATATGTTTCTCAAAATAATGTTCTGCTGTTATCTTAAACCAATTCGGGAACTCGCTCATTTGTTCTCCAAATATTTAGATACCTTTTTCCAAACAATACCAGCAGCAACAAGACTGATGGTCAGAATCATTACGGGGTAAGAAATCCAAAAATCAAACCAATCGGAACTAATGTGTAGCCCATGTTCGTAAGTAATATTTAGCAATACAGTTTCAGAGTAATACATTATTTGGCTCTCCTGTTTTGTCGTCGTATCCATGCGTCACAGTAGTTGCATGAATTATCTTTGCTGCCTCTTTCATGTCGGACATACTCTCCCTCATACCTCAATAGATTTGGGCAAGGGTCTTTTATCTCACTTGTCATAAAGGCTTCCTCTAATTAAACTAATTTGTTCTAACTTAATGTTTGCTAGATTTTTTAGGCTCTTTTCTAACTCCGCTATTCTTTTGTTTAATGCTTCTATTTCTGTTATCTTGCTCTCCAACATTTGGTGGACTATCAGATTGTGTATGTCCAGCCTGACTTTGTTTTCCGAACTTTCCATTATGGCACTCACATTCACAAGTAAAATATTGGTTTATGTATTCAGAGCCATGATTAAACTCATGCTTACAGCCGTTATGGTAGTTGGTTAAACACCACCCCGATAGACGAGAGTTATTCTCTCCCATAATTACTACTACTATGCGGTTTCTTGCTCAAAGTGATAAACAAATGTTTTAACAGCCACAATATTCCAATCGTCTGTGGCACTCCACTCGCCAAGCATCTCTTTTAGTGAGCAGTAAAAGAATATTTTTTCATCTAACACGCCAAAGGAGTCACAGTCAGTATCCTGATTGTATTCTCCAAAAGATATGTAATTCTCGTACACTTCATCAGAGCCTTTGTATTTAACAGACACCCACGCCCCAATAGGCTGTTGTGGCTCTTGTTGCTCGTCTAATGCGTGGTCGTCATAATCATCAGGCTCATGGTTGGGGCACTCAACTTCATGGTCGTCATTAGTGCCATTACAGTCCTCACACTCTGACATTTCCCACTCATATTCTCCTGCGTCTTGTGAGTCTTTCCAATAACGCTCGTCTTCATAGTCACTCATTAAAAGCCCCTTCTTGATTATTTACTGAAAAATCTACATAAATAATATTGTCATCTTCGTCGTCTACATCATTTCGTAGGTTCTTTACTGACCAATCCATAAAAAACTCACAAGTCGCTGCCCAAAAACGCTGCCACTCCTCATCTGTAAGTGGTGCAAATCCGTCAAAGTCCTCAATTCTGTTAAACACTAACTCATCAGGAAGGCTTATTATTTTAGTCATTTTTTTCCACCCACATTTCGTAGATTCGGTCGCTTGTAGGTTCGTTGCTGATGGTTTCCCAACCTTCTAACCCAATAATTTTGTCAATAGCGTCGTCCCAATTATCAAAGTCAGGCTTGTCAATACGCTCGCCTTCTTTATGGTCTAGGCTCTCAACTAGGTGGGCATATTCCTCAACAGTCAATTCTACAAACTGCTGCACTTCATAATCAAGCGCAATACTGCGATAGATACGAACATATTTACTCATTAGTAATCCTCTCGCTCGTAAAGGTCTGAACCTTTGCAAGTAGCGCATAAGGCCATTTGGCTGTCCTCAAACAACACAATGCGCGTTGCCCTGCGATTGCAAACATTACATTGGTCACCTTCGGAAGGAAGGTAATCTGTTGGTGTATCGGTCATCTCTCTCTCTCTCTCATGCCCATATGTATGGAAGGTCGTCAGGCACTCCGTCAAAGCCCTGAAACTTAGAATAATGCATATTGTCTTTTCTTAGCAAGTTACTTTTATGCGATAAGTGAAAGTCAGGTTTGCCAATGATAGGCGGTCGCTCGCATGGGTAAGACTCAATAACATCAGGGTACATGGCTAGCACCTTGTCATAGACAGTATCGTTGTAGCCACGCTCACGCCACTCAACACAAACAATTAGCGCGTACTCTGCTAATGCTGGCTCGTAGCCACGCCACAGATTCGTGCAAGGGTGATTGACCCAACCCTTCGTCATACCATTTAATGTTCTTAGTAATTGGTACGCTTCCACACGCTGCTTACCTAACCTTCTCATGTCTAAGGCTTGCGCTGACTGATGAAAGTTTTCATAAGGCAAGAAGGTATTGACCATTTTATTTTCGCCTTTCTAATTTAATTTGTCTGCGTAAATCTTTTCGTTGGTTCCAACTAAGCGCACCCCATACTCCCTGTATCCGTAGGTCTGTCATGGCAAACTCCGCGCACCTCACAATCTCAGGGCATTTACGACAGATTGCTTTGGCTGCTTCTGCTGCTTTTTCTTTTGTGCTTACAGGAAAAAATATTTCGGGGTCAATATTTGGGTCTGTGCATAAAGGATTATTTAATTTTGGGGGAGCGAGATGAATGAGTCCGTCATCATCATGGTGTGCTTGTATTTGCTTTCTCATAGCGCACCCACAATTTGACTACGCGCCACGCTCTTGGCAACCTCAATGATTTGCTTTGGGTCTGTAAGGTATTGCTTAATAATTGCGTCATGAAACAGATTGGTCATAACTTGCTTGTAGCGCTTTGGCTTGTCGCTATCATCTACCCAAGAATAATAATCGCCGTTAATATTTAATGGATTACTTGCTCTGTGTGGGGATTCTAGATAGATAGCAATAGTTATTACACCTTCTTTTTCCATTTCGCGTAACATTTCATCACACGCTTTGGAATTAGTCCACATTCCGTCTGTAATCATAAAGAGCAACTTGGTTGTCTTTTGCGAGCCTGTGAAAGTCCTGTGTGCTGCAAGGATACAGTCCGTAGGATTCGTGCCACCACTTGACAATGGATTACGGAATTGGCTTGCATTAGTCCGTTCATCAGAAGTGTAGATTAGTTTAGGTGATTCATTAAACGCATAGCAAGCCACGCTACCCTGAATAGATTCCAACGCTCGCTTAATTACCCACGCGGATTCATTGGCTTCTTGCATGACATGACCCATACTGCCTGAACAGTCTGTAAGAATTACCGCCTCAATTTCGTGGGAGTAATTACCTTCTGACCACCTGTCAAAGATTTTGCCAAGAGCATTGGGGTCTTTTTTCATGTATCGCTGAATATTCACACGACCACTTGGCTGCTCCACTACCCATGAGGGGTCTGTGTCTGCCTGCAACTGCTCCAACTCACGCGCAAACTTAATTGCTGTGACACGCGCTTGTGGAGATACTATGGAATTATTTGGGAGACCTTTTTTAATGTTATTTACTACTGCTTTACCCATAGATTCACGAACAGTCTTTCGGATACGAGAGACCTCATTGTTAATTGCCTCGTCACCTTCCATATCGCCAACTGCTTGCTCTAATATTTGGCTAGCGCGACTTTGTTGGTCACCTTGTTGGTCGCCTTGTTGGTTACCTTGCTCGTCAGACTGTTGGTCAGACTGCTCGTCAGCCTTGTCCCAACCTTCTAGATTTTCCAAGTCCTCTGCCGATTGGTCGCTCTTGGTAATTTCATTTAATTGGTCTTGGATATTCTTAGGAGTTTCCGTCCGTCCTGCTTTCATTACAGGACGAGCCTTGCTTTGCTGCCTGCCCCAATTATCTTTGATAGGCTTGCTACAACCATTCGGGCTTTGTGGATTATCCATGTCGGAGATTAGGTCATCGAACCCGATAATAATTTCCTTAGCCCTGTCAGGCTTTTGGAAAATATTAAGTAGTCGGAACTCGTCAATGTAATTTGCTAGTGCCTGTGTTTTTTCCAAGCCATACTCTTGGACTGCCATGCCTGCAAACACTTGTCGTATTTCTAATGGTAGGTGTCTGCGACTACGAGTGACTAGAAAATTGGCAGGATTAAGATTTTCTGACAGCAATTTAATTACTGCGGTGTTAATGAAAGGGATTACGCTTGGGTACTTGTGCGTTAGGAGTACCTCAATCCGTCCGTCCTCTAAAATATTAAACGCGCGTAGGTAATTTTCATTTTCTTTGACCCACTTACCTAAGTCAGAGCCAACACGCGGAGAGTAGAGAAGGTGTGCGACTTCATGGTAGTTAAGGCCATGTAATGACGCGATATCCATATCGTTCACACGCCGACCATATTTAAGAGTGTTGATGTAAATATCTTTGCCGTCATTCATGGCAGGGACAGACATAGATGAGTCTTGGACAAGGTGGACAGTTGGCATACTCTTGGTGAGTACCTTGTCTGTCAGCGAGTAAACAGAAGCGAGCGCGTCTGTCTCCATTGTGAGCCTGTTCAGGTCAGAGAAGGAAGGCTCCACATATTCTGTGCCTGTTGCCTGTGCGCGTGTGTAGTCTGCGGTGCGTTGGTCGTAAAAACGATTCATAACGCTAGTGCTTGGTCGCATATTTTTAGCCATGACAATCACAGCCCTTCTACGGAGTTGTTGATGTAGTTATCTACGCTAGCAAAATTATTTTGGTTCTGCTTAATATTTTCGGAGTAGGTGTCAAAGACCAACTTGACTGCCTGTTGCTCGTGGGAAGCAAACTTATTCAGGTAGGAATAGACAGCAAAGTCGTACCCCAATGTATCCATGTTAAACATGAACGCGCAAAGACCACGAGTGGACACAGGAGTTTCCAATTCGTCATTGTCAAACTGTTGGCGCAACTTGGCAGCCATATCTAGGACTGCCTTGTTGGTGATGAGTTTGGCTTCGATACTTGGGTCGTATGGGAACTCTAAGACCATAGAGAATCTGTCTGCCCATGCTTGGTTAAGCGGTCGTGTGCCACGATAGTTTGGATTCATATCACCCAAGATAAGCAATTCAGGGTGAGCCTTGATGACTTCGCCGTCCTTATCCGCAAGTTGGATTTCGCGCCTGTCATCAAGGAGCGAAAACAATGCGGTGGAGATTCTTTCAGGCAAGAAGTTGATTTCGTTGATGAGCAACACGCCACCATTACGGACAAGGTGCGTGACTGCTCCGTCTACCCAACGCAACGAACCGTCAGGTTGTGGATTCCACTTGCCGAACAACTGTGTGGTGTCCACGCCTGCGTGTGATGAGATGTTGTAGTAGCGGTAGCCACGCTTGGCAGCGTAAGCGACCACGCTCATGGTCTTACCTGAACCTGCATGACCTTTGATGAGAATGTTCTTGTGGTCGCGCATAGCCACATCATAGGTGTCAAACTCTGTGACCTTGCCAATAATTTTGCGCTGAATGTATGACTCCGCAATCTCAATGGGCGGAATAATTGCCAATTCTGTGACAGGAGCAGCCCCGACCATGACAGGTCGTTCTACTTGCGTAATGGGTGCGTATTCCATGACAGGAGCAGGAGCAGAAAAAATTGGCGCGGAAGTGACTTGTCCTGTACCACCAAAGAGAACTACATGGGAGCGGAAGTAAGGAGAGACCAATTCTTGTGACTGTGACTTGACTGCTTCTGTCAAATTTGCGACTGCGTTCAGGTGGTGGTCAAAGCCTTCGGGATAGGTATCCATGACAGGCTCAATGCTCACCAACTTGGTGGCGAGTCCTGTGACCTTGCCAATGCGTAGGTCACGCTCGTCAGCAGGCTGAACTGTCATGCCGACAATCTTGGTGACAGCAGGATTCGCTCCTGTGTGGTTGCCAATTTTCCATGCTTCGCCACGACCACGCGCACCTGTGGAAGTGCGGTAGAAGTTGCCATGCTCTGTGACGAGCGACTGTGCTTTGCCACCTTCTATGGTGGACTCAATCAGTAGTGCAACGCTCATAGCGTCTATGCCCCTTTCATAGGCTGTTGGTTACTGCAACAACAGATAATAATGCATTATTCCCGACCACTTGCAATCGGGGGTCTGTTTCTCTGTCCTTGCCGATACCGAAAGTGTAAACCACCGCTCGTTAGTTGGCTAGAATAGAAAAATTATCGCGCTTGGACTGATTCTCCAACTATTACCTAAGCAACTAATAGGTAGGTGTATGCCTGTGTCTGCCTATTCACGACCGCCCCTGCCCACCTGTATTAGCAGATAGCAGCCTGCCCCCGACTCCCCTGCACTTGGTGGCTCCCCTGCACAGTCTTGCATGTTGGCTAGCAGTAGCCGAACTGTGTAGTTGGCTAGAATAGGCTTGGTGTAGTTGGCTAGAATAGGCTCTCTCTTAGCCTAGTTGGCTAGAATAACTAATTATTTTGGCTATTATTTGCCCGCGCAGCGTATTCTAGCCGTATGAGTTGGCTAGAATAGAATCTATTCTATCTAATACTGTTGGCTAGAATAAAAGATTATTCTATCCAGCATAGTTGGCTAGAATAGAACTCTCTCCCCCACCACCATTCCCAATGGGGTTGGGTGGGTCGACACAAACAAAAGCCCCGCGCTGACGGCGGGGCTAAATGTTCCATGTGGAACATACGACAAGGGGGCTAGCAGCCACACATTCTGCTAGCCCCCTTGCGCTCTACTTACAGGGCAGGGGTTTCCTGTAAGGAGTCCAGCCCCCTTTTCTTGTATTCGTCACGAATCATATCCATGATGAACAATCGTCTAGATTTCATGCCCGATTTTTCATTTCGTAGGGTGTCTAGCATGAATCGGACATCATCGTCTATGGTGAGAGTAAAATTGACCCCTTTCACCACTCGTGGCTTGTGTGTGTCGCAGTAAATCTTTGCTGCCCCTGATGTGTATTCATGTTGGAATGGTGTGTCACAGGTCTTGCATTTTGAGAGAATTATTTTCGCGCTCATTTATTTCCTTACTGTGTGTAGGTGTGGGTAGGTAGTGGGCAGGGGTAGCAAGTCGTGGAAGGTCGCATGACCCCTGCCCACCATGTGATTAGAACTTTGCGGAGTCCCAATCTATTCCTTCTGTGTCACTCTGAACCTCTTGTGCCAGAAGGAAGTTGTGAAAACCTTCGGGTGGAAGCCCTACCTGCAATCCCATAAGAACAATTCGCCCAAGGTGTGTTGTTTCTAATTTGTATCTGCATGAGAATCCGTAGGTGGATAGCAGGGGCAGAATCTCTCCGTAGGCGTACCCAACTGCCATTGTCAATTCGCAGGCGAGCGCAATCTGCAAGCGAATCTCGTCGCTTGCACTACTCATATGCTCATCAACTCTCTCCCTGTCATTCGTGCCACCAACTTTTTCAGCCACAGCACTAGCCAGCGAGTCTATCAAGTTTTCGGCAATATTTTGGTCTTTTGCTGCAAGCACAAGCAAATTGTCTGCAACTGTGACCTGCATTAGCAGCCCCAAGTCCATAGGCTTAGACTCGTTCACGAAGTCCAATGCCTGCATTGTAGTGGTACTCACTCTTACCCCTTCCAGCAGCCCCTTGCTGCTTCATGCCGTCAGTGTATCACCCCACTCGTTAGTTGGCTAGAATAGGGTCAAACAGCAGCAAATAGCAAATCAAATAGTTTTTATTCTATCCAGCACAGTTGGCTAGAATAAATAATTATTCTATCTAATACTGTTGGCTAGAATAACTCTCTCTCTTCCCATACTCCCAAGTAAAGAACGGGGTGGGTGGGCCAACACAAACATTCGGCGCAGCCGAACAGGGTGGCTGGCTTGCGCCAACCACCCTGTCGGGTGCTAGTGGGTCAGGGGGTATCCCACTCGCAAGTTACATCAATCTCAACATCATTCTCATCAAGGGTGACCACAACATCATAGGTGTCCACAGAATCAAGCCACTTGCGGTCGCTGCCACCAACCCAACCGCAAACGCTGACCTCAACCTGTGGCGCAGAAATAGAAACCTTGTTGCTAATCTGTTGTGCTAAGTCTTCAAGGTCTGTGTCAATATCTACATCAGAGATTACAAACTCTCCGCTTTCGCCGTTGTCACCGACACTAATCTTGACAATGACATTACAGGTGAGGCTCTTGCCCAATGCTTCCGCGAAAATCTCTGCGAACTCTCGTGTCAAGCAATCGCGGTTGTCAATAACAACCTGCCAAGCGTTACGCACCTGTGCTTCCAACGCAAAGCGCTTCTTGTTTGATGCGCTTGCGAGTGTTGCGTCATACGACAGCGTGGCAGCGGTGTTGATTGTGCCGTCTGCGAGTACGATTGTAGCCTGTGGGTCGTACACCGCTTGCGCGGTTGTCGTGCTATCTTGCTCGTTCATACTTACCCCTTTCGGCAACCCCTTGTTGCCTCATGCCGTCAGTCTACCATGCCGCTCGTTAGTTGGCTAGAATAGAAAAAAATGCGGTTTGGCTGATTTGTATTCTATCCAACACACTTCGCTAGAATAACTTATTCTATCCAGCACAGTTGGTTAGAATAACTCTCTCTCCTCCTAATACTCCTAATAAAGGTGCGGAGGGTGGGAGGGCAAACCGACACAAACTTTTCGCGCTATTCTAGCGAACTAGCCTGCCCTGCGGGGAAACAGGGCAGGCTAGTCGTGGCTCTTACTTACAGGGAATGAATCCTGCCTGCATACCTTCTACAATGGCTAGCGCGTCTTTCCGCCCTTTCAGACCTCTGCCAACAGGAATCCCATACACATTAGCGATTAGTCGGCGGTAAATACTTAGGGCAGGCTCGCGAGTCAACTGCATTGGCTTACCGTTGCCGTAGGTGCGTATTTCTATTTCTAGTGCCTTCTTGATGAGCCACAACTGTATCATGCTAACCCCTTTCGGCAACCCCTTGTTGCCTCATGCCGTCAGTCTACCATGCCGCTCGTTAGTTGGCTAGAATAGAAAAAAATTGCGCGGTTTTTGATTTTTATTCTATCTAACTGAGTTGGCTAGAATAGAGGGGGACAAAAAAAAGAACTCGCCTAGCCTGCCAACTAGGGGGGTGTGGCAGGCTAGGCGAGAGTCTAGGTCAGGCTACCGCTCTACGCAGGTAGCCTTGGTGCTTGCTTGTGGTAACCGAATACTTTCGTGTCTCCAATTCCCAAGCCGATTCGCGGTAGATTCCAATGCACGCGCCGTATGAGAATACGCGGTATTCACCGCCTACCCACATGCCCGACATGGTATTGCCTTGGAATGGTACATAGTTACCGCTTGACAACATGGCTACAATTTGGCGATAATTCCACTGTTTCATACTTACCCCTTTCGGCAACCCCTTGTTGCCTCATGCCGTCAGTCTACCATGCCGTTCGTTAGTTGGCTAGAATAGCCATTCCTGCCTAGTTGGCTAGAATAGAAAAAAATGCGGTTTGGCTGATTTGTATTCTATCCAACATAGTTGCCTAGAATAGAATCATTCTATCCAACCTAGTCGGCTAGAATAAAACTCTCTCCTCCATACTCCCATATGTAACGGGGTGGGAGGGCCAACACAAACAACGCCCGCCCCACGCCTTTCGGCGTAGGGCGGGCGTTCTGTTTAGCGTAGCGCGCCGTCTACCTCTAAGTAGATAATTCCAAGCCACACGAGGGCGAGAGGAATGTAGACAAGCACTAGCCAACCGCGTTTAGTTAGCCTCATCACTCACCCCCTAGCCACGCGCTGCCGAACGCCATGATATCGTCTAGTCTCTCTACGAGAATCTTGTCGTGCAATTTCTTGGCGGTGGCTGCGCTGAACCGCGCGGAAGGGTGAGCCTCGAATAGGCGTGAGGTGGCTGTACCAAAGTCAAACGCATGGCGCACCATACGGTAACCGTTACCTGCGTCTGCGTAGGTCACTAGGTACGCCGTAGTCGCGTAGGTCTTGTGAAACTTGTTGTGAATGGTGGACAATTCCAAGCCACGCGTGACCGAGTCGCCGTAGCGGTCAGTTACAGACGCGCCGTCCCATGATGTTACCAAGCCACGCAACTTGGCGGTAGTTGTAGAAGGTAATCCCTGCATGATAGTATCCCCTAGTGCTTATGGCGCAAGCCCCTTGCTCGTGCCGTTACCCAAAGCCTACCATGCCGTTCGTTAGTCGGCTAGAATAGCCCGCGCGCTCGCGCGCGCAGTTTGCTTATTCTAGCCATTGGGGTTGGCTAGAATAGAAATGACCCCCCCACCCTTAAATCGAACAGATGTTCGAATGTTGACAGGTTTTATGAGCTGGTGGGGGCACTTTTGGCAGGCAGTAGCCGAAAAAGCGGTTTAAATAATTGAGGTGGTATTTAACACGCAGTAGCTTATTTGATTTTGTAGAGTAGCTGCGTGTTGGCTATTCTAATTTGTATAATATTTGTGCTATTATGTTTGCCATGTTTGATACATTTGGTTCATGGTTACAGGAACAGCAGGATAGAAAAGACGCGGTTGGTGAGTTTGCGCGTGTAATTTGGACTTCTTTCACCTCGGGGGATTGTCCTTATTACAGTGGTGCTTTGGATTGGCGTGAGCATTATAAGCAGACTTTGCCTGATGAAAAATTCGCGGTTGTGAATGGGTTACTAATTGGGGCATTTAAGGCATATGCCGATGATATTTTAAACATTAACTAGGTGCGTATTGTGCAATAATAGTTATGTGTACACAACGGGGCAGTAGCCCCTTAATTTAGGAGATATGTAATGGCAACTGTTAGAAAGCCTGTGGTGAAGAACGCGGTTAAGCCTTTGGTTAAGCGTGCTACCACGACCCCTTCTGTAAAAACAACATCAAAGCCTACTAGAAGCGCTACTTATGATGCTGACACTGCTAAAAAGAAAGCTGAATCTTCTGCAAGGATGAAGACCCGTGCTGATGAATTGAAAGCTTTGAAGGCTAAAGACCCTGAAGCTTATAAAAAGCGTATGGATGATACTAAGGCTAAAATGAAGTCTTTACAGGCTGCTGGTGCTGCAAGAAAAGATAGTTCTAGCACCCCAAGAAAAGCTCAGTCTGGTGCAATGCAGTGTACTAACTGCGGTAACACTTCGCACCCAATTTCGCCAATGCCATCAAAGAGTGACTGACATCCAATAATGGCTGACCTCCAGGGCACGCAAGCGTCCCACCTGCAGTCCCTTGTAAAGGGATTTGGCGTGGGTAATGGTTTGTCTGTCTACAGAGATAACCGCGCTACGCGTGCCCTGGGGGACATGGACTACAACAAACCGAACGACCCGTTAGCTCATAGTACTGCGTTTTCTAAGATGGAGCAATACCCGAAAGACCCACGGGTTCTGTATAAATCGTATAACACTTATATTGAACAGAACCCACAAATCCAGAGGTAACAATGCCACGTAAGTTAGCTGTGCAGGACCGAAGCAGTAGCCCTAAAAGAAAAATTAGCGGCTCTTTATCTACTTATGCCCTTCAAAAAGCGTCACAACAAGGCAGTAGATTAGAAAGTCTAGACACTGATTATCCTGAACTATTTAATAGTAATAGAGCTAAGTTTATTGAAGCTCACGGTGTTACTGATATACGTCACCACAAGGGAAGCATTATTGGCAAAGTTGAAGTTTCTTACAAAGATAACCCTGGTGTAACGGTGCGCGAGCTTACTAATTTTGGCAAGACTATGCAGTCAACCAAAGACGTTTTAGGATACTAAAATGAGCCGCTCAGAGGAATTTAATTCTGTATCTATAGGCGATGACCATTTCCATAATCGGGAGGATTAATGAGTACGGAGAGGGAGTCTAAAGACGACACTGAAGTCGGTGGCGGGGGCGGTTCTGACTCCGGCTTAGGAGTTGCTCGTTACGGCAGTGTTGGTTCCGTACCTGTTGGTCGAACTGTTACAGTAAATGTTCCGGTTAGGAATACTTCTCCTATAAGTAAGCAGTTTAGTAATTTAAAAACTTATATTCAAAATAATAGAACTTATTATCATGGTAGCCCCGCAGAACTCCCTGTAGGAACTCGCCTACGTAATGGTAGGCGTGACCAATCCGGAGCTTCTGCTACTAGTAATAAAAAGGTTGCCGCACGTTTTGCTGGCCGTTGGGTCCCCCCTAGTTTTGATACCACACCGACTATTTATAAAGTTAAAGCTGTTAACAGCGATGTTGTAAAAAGTACAAAAAATAATGGTTTAAAAGAATATAATTCTCGCAATTTTGTAGTTGTTGGACAGACAAAAATTCCAAAAAAGTATAAAAATAGAGGCGACTAATGAGCCGCTCAGAGGAATTCCAAGGCAGTAGACTGGAAAGTATAGGACACCCCAGTTTGCTTCACCCTAATTTTACAGATGAGCATTTTGGCAGCAATTTAGGATGGGTTCCTACGCATTTAATGCAAAAATTTCAAGGTAATAATCTTAGATATGACCCAAAAAATATAATTTCTGATTTAAAAGAAGGCAGGGGATTAAAAGAAGCGTTGCACTTAGACTTCGACCCGAAAACTAGATGGGCTCGTCTCGCTGAGGGGAACCACAGACTGCACGCAGCACTTGCAACAAATACTCCATACGTTCCAGTAGTAGGATGGAGAAACAAAAACCTTTCTACTTCAATGGGTACTCACACAGGTCTTTCTGAAGAAGATGTGGCGCCTTTTATAGACAAAACTGGTTACTTTCCTGGAAACTTCAACCCTCGACTTATATTTGGGAGCGCAGTAAAATGAGCCGTTCACAAGCTTTTCAAAGTGGGAGAAGAGAGACTATAAACGTGCAGCCGGTTGCCCCACCGGCACCCAGGCAGCCGCACACCCCCGAGGAGAGCGCTGCCATTCAAGGGAACATAGACGACGTTACCTCGCATCTTTACAGAACTTTTGGCAGCGGAGGTATAGATAAGGTAGATTTGGTTAAGATGCCTTATCGTCAAACGGACAAAGACGCTTTATTTCAAAACCATCAATTTTCCGGAGCCTCAATCCCCCCTAGAGGCGAGGCGCATATCCTGGGCGATTATGTGCAGCGTCGTTTTGCAGTGGCTAGAGTGGCTGGGAAGCACATTCCTTTCTATATGTCATCCGGTTCAGCAGGTAAAACCACATCTTCCGGGGGTTCTACAGGAGGCCTTTGGCTTCCCGCTATGGGTATCCATCACGCAGACGAGTGGATAAATAAAGCAAAAGGCATAGAGAACTACTACGGCAGCCACCACCTTGCTCAAATAGGGCATACTATCGGGCAGCATTTCTCTAATCTTTCAACACCTGTTCCTATAGTCAGCGGCGGTCCTCACATTTCTTTCATAAACAGCGCTATGAAGAATGCGCCTGTCCGAATGCCCCCTATTTAAGGATAATAATGAGCCTAAAGAACGAGTTGAAGCCCCTTCTGGCCGATGTGGTCAGCTTCTACTTCCGTGCCCACGGGCACCACTGGAACGTAGAAGGCGAGGACTTCTCGCAGTACCACGCGCTGTTCCAGGAGATTTACGAAGACGCCTACTCATCAATCGACCCAATCGCGGAAAATATTCGCAAACTAGGCGACTACGCGCCGTTCCGCCTAGAACGATTCATCGAACTAGCGGAAATCCCCGACAAGGCCTCCGACAAAACCTCACCAAAAGCCATGGCAGAAGACCTACTCAAATGCAACGAATACCTGATTAAATCTCTTAAAGCCATTTTTCGGGTAGCTAACGAAGAAGACGAACAAGGAATAGCCAATTTTTTGGCAGAAAGAATTGACATGCACCAAAAGTGGAGCTGGCAATTGAAAGCTAGTTTAAAATAATATAGTGTGTTGAATTAGGTACACTTATATTAACTTTGTTGAAAGGATAAAAAATGAGTACAGACAGCCTCAATGTAGATGATACCGAATCAGGTGGCGGTGGAACTGATGGGGGTGGAGCAGGGCGTTTTAGTTTAGGAGGCGGTCCTAGGGGAGGTCGTGTAGTAACAGTTGGTCGCGGTGCTCCCGTTGCTATTATTTCCAAACCAACTCCTATTAGCAGACAATTTACAGGAACAACCCAACATAATACTAAAGATTGGCATCAAGTATTAAAAGACCTTAAAAAATCGTCTGGTTTTGGACTTAGACCGGCGGTACCTGCTGGTAACACGCACCCCACACCTATAAGTTACGTTGCGGACAATGCCCGTGTTCATATTTATCCAACTGGTGGTGGAAGTAGACAAAGCTATCTTGTACACGAAGTACAACCCGGTACTTATAAAGGTGTACAAGGTATGTGGGTTGGTAGAGGCGCTTCTAAAAAATTTATTTATAACGCTAATATTCGTGGCCTTGAAGGCGGGTTTGTAGATAGAAAAGGTAACGACGTAAGCGTTCCTCGTTATTTGTATAAGGACTCAGACAGTAGGCGAATTGTCAGTAGAGGCGATTAAATGGATAACTCTAGGTTAGAAAGCCTTGACAATAATGTCGGGGCAACCGATACTGGCGTTTCTTCTTTATCTGATGCAGCTAGTGAGTGGTCTGCCCGACTTGGGCTACATCGCCCGCGTCAGTTTCATAATGTAGTTGTAAATATTCCCCAAGGGCGCAGAATTGCTTCTGAGTACATGGATGCTCCTGAATTTGACCCGTCAGTAGCACACCACTGGGCTTCTATGGCTGAAGAAACTAATCGCCAATTTGACTTTTTAACACTGCCTAAACATAAAGGTGGTTTAGGCATTGATGTGAATGTTACTGAACATGACCCCTATAAAAGAGTAAGGGATATGATTTCCGATATTCGTGACAACAATCATCTGTCTGTTATGAGTACAAAAACCACTGGGGGCCATCCATTTTTTTCTAATGATGATAATGACCGTTTCCGTGCTGTTCATGACGCGTTTGGTCACGCTGCTACAGGGCGTGGGTTTGACCCACATGGTGAAGAGGCTGCTTTCCGTAGTCACTTTGCAATGTTTACTCCTGCTGCCCGCCCTGCTATGGCCACTGAAACTCGAGGTCAGAATAGCGCTCTTAACTATGGTGGTCCTGGAGGCGGTCCATTGTCAGATTTTGCACCGCAGAAAGTAGCCGTTCTTCCAAGTGCTACACTCATAACTCCAATTGGACGCCGAGCCATGCTTCTACAAGGACTGCAGGAAGCAAGAAGGGCGCACAGTAGAGCGTTCCCACGATAAAAAGGCTAACAAAATGAAAACATTTAAGGCGAATTTAGACGTTACTACTTTAGAATTTTTACTTGATTTGCCCGAAGGTGTGGCAGTAGCCGGTGCAGAAATGCGCGGACGGTCTGTTGTTTTTACACTGAGTACAAATGCAGAGGTAACAAAACCAATAGTAAACCTTTTTTATAGTATGAATGAAGAGGGCCATATGTTGTTGCAAGGAATAGAATAATGGCTGATAAACTTAAAAAGAAACCGCCAAAAAACCCTGCTCAAACTTTTGGAGACTCTGATTACTCATACATTCTTAGTAAAATAGGTGCGGCACCTACAGATGTAAATTTGGCAGTAATGCGCCATTGGCACAACCACGAGCTTAACAATCGCACTCACAACCCTTTTAGTACTAGTCAACCTTTTAAGGGCTCCGATTCTCGTAGAATAAAAAACTATGATACTCGGCAACATGGTCTTGATGCAACTGTTGATACGCTAATGAATGTAAATAAAGGCCGTACATATAGAAATGTGGTAAATTCTTTTAGAACTTCTGGGGCCCAAGAAATTATTAAAGCTATAACTGAGTCCCCTTGGGAATACAAACATTATGATTCCAATGGAAATTGGCGCAAAGGTAAATTGTGGTCTAGTTATAAAGGTCCTATGTATCCTTCTTGTAAAGCAATAGGAGCACAATTTACTAGGAGAGGAACTCCCTAATGCCATTTAAATCTCAAAAACAACGTGAATTTATGTACGCTCTTTATCCTGAGATGGCTAAAGAATGGGAAAAGGAAACACCAAAGGGCAAAAAACTTCCTAAATATGTGAAGCCTAAAAAGAAATGAAAAGAAGGCAGTGGCTTAGATTTATAGGGATTGTCCCTGTTTGGATTTCCCTTGCCTCTGCAGCCTTAGCCGTGCCCTTTTTTGCTGTTCCAGACAACTTAGTTAAAAATAGTTCTTTTGAGCAGCCTTCTATACCTAGTCAAAAACTTATTGGTCGCCCGTCAGACTGGAAAGTAACATCTACTAAAGCGGGGGATATCCTTAGACCGGGAATTAGAATTCGTAAAGTTTCTGACGCGCCTGATGGAAATCAAGTTGTTGAGCTAAACAGTGTGATTCGAGTAAAAGTTTCACAAAAACTATCTGTTTTGCCGCACGCAACCTATAAAGTATCTTGGATGCAAAAAACGGTACAGAGTATTTACGAAACTACCTTTTCTGGCGTAGAAACCGACACCGCTGTACTAGGCGGCACTGAGTGTGAACCAGTGGTATCAGAGTGGTATCAGTGCTCTTATAACGTCACTATTGATGACAGTGATGAAGTGGCGCTGTTCATACAGGCGGAAAATACGGGCTCGTACGGAAATCTTATTGATGATGTTCAAGTTGTTTTGCTAAGCGCTCCACAGCCCTCACCAACCAACACGACATCAAATACCCCAACGCCGAGCCCAACAACAGAACCCACGACAATTATAGAGACTCCGACTGTAGAGCCAACTCCGACTGTTTCTGAGCCCTCAGATAATCCTTCTCCCAGCCAGTCAGAGGCTTCTCCTTCCGCTTCTGACGAACCATCTCCGACAGAGTTGCCAACAGAACCTGCTCCACTACCCACTCCTGACATGACTGACCTGACGCCCGAACCGGCGCCCTCTGGTTTGATTGATAATCCAAGTATACCAGAGACAGTAATGCTGAAGAATGGTGTGGTCCTACCAATTGATGTTGCAGATGCTTTGCAGGCAGTAGATAGTCCAATTGAGGCAATAACAACGGCGTTTACTAATCCTAAGAAATTTTTTAAAGCGCTAAATAATGTTGGCGCTGATTTAGCACCTCCAGTCAGGAAGAAAGCACAAAGCGTTGTTATTTCTGCGATAATTGTTGTACAGATAGCTGGCAACATTGCCGCTATGTTAGTGAGGAAGATATAAACTTATGAAGCGATTTTTTTCGTGGATTAAGGATAGCTTTGTAGAAACGTTGAACCAGACCTTTACCCTCCTAGGCTTTTTTGTAGCCTGGGTGGTGCTCGAAGGGAGCGCCCGAACAATAGTCGGATTGGCTATCCTCTGGTCCTTAGCAGTGTGGTTAGTAACGTTACGTATTCGTGAAAAAAATGGGGATAATGAGTCATAATATTATATTTACATGTATACTAAAAACAGTGTCAATTTAATTAGGAGTTAATATGGCTAGCAAAGACCCTGCTGCGGCTAAAGCTGCTGCTGCTGCAAAGAATAAGGCTCGTTCTGATGAATTGAAAGCTTTAAAGACTAGCGACCCTGAAGCTTATAAAAAGCGTGTAGCAGATGCTAAGGCTAGTTTAAAGGTTCTTTCTGATAAAGCTGCTGCTCGTCGTGCATCAAACCCTGCAGCGCAGGCAAAATATGACGAAAGTAAAAAAGCTGCTGCAGATAAAGCTGCTGCTCGTAAGCAAGCTGCTGCAGATAAAGCTACTGCTCGTAAAAAGTCATCAGATGATAAATTAGAGAACTCAAGTAGTTACAAAAAATGGTCAGCCTCTAATCCTAATTCAAGCAAAGATGATTACCGTAGTTATTTAAAAGCCTCGCTGAAGTCTTTAGCTGATAAAGGGTACCAAAAGTATGCTTCTTCGCACGAAGGCGCCAGTAGAGAAGACTACAGTAAGTATGCTTCAGCTAAAGTTAAAGCAATGGCTACTGCTGCCCGCGAAAAGAAAGCTGCTAGGTTTATGGAAATGAGTAGCTCCCAGCAGATGCAAAATATTCCTACTAGCGAAGGATAATTTTTATGCCGCGAAATGTTTCTTTACAATCAAGTAGTACCCAATCAAACTCATCCACTTTTAGACCTCCTGTGCGGAATATAAGAAGTGGTGCCATTAAACCTGTTATGGGACCTATTGCTGACAAAAGCAACGACATTAACCGCATGACTCCTAGTGTTTCACAACAAGATTTTAAACCAATGGTTCCAGGGACATCTTCCTCAGGTAAGTCGAGTGTTACTGGCGGGCGCGCAGCTACTTCAGAATACTGATTGACAGGGATAGTTTTATGAAGCGTAAAAAGCCAACTAAAACTGTCCCTGTTAATTTATTTCCTGTACAATTTAGAAATGTAAATGTGGGCATGTTTTCGGGCCCTCGACCATCCTATCAACGTTATAGCGCAAGCCCAGCGGCTTCAGATGTGATTAAGAAGGTAAAGCAAAATGGCTGGATTTGATTTACCAGACGCTGCATCAATATTTTCTCGCGCTAAAAGTTTATTTCCTAGTAAAGGAGTGCGCCGTGGAGGATTTGTTTTGCCTACAAATGTTGTAGGTAATACTCCTGTCATAGGGGACACAGAAGACCATGGCGGCGGTGGGTCTGATTTATTATTTAGTTCTAGCGTTACTACTGGGTCTGTTAGGCCTGGAAATACTTCAGTCTCTGTTACTCCAGTAGTAGCGGCTGCTGCTCTTGGGGGAGCAGTATCTGCAGCAGCGGCTGCTGCTAAAAAGAAAAAAGAAACTGCTGCTAAAAAGAAAATAGCAGATGCTGCAAAAGCATCTAAATCAACTGCACAAGCTGGGCCTAGAGCTATTACATCTCCAAGCCTTGAATCAGCAATTATTGCTGCAAGAGCTCCTTCTATTACAGAACAGGCTGTTCCTGACGCTGCTTACACGACAATTCAAGATTATAAAACTGGTTGGAACCCTTGGAGTGCGCACAGTTCCTTTAAGCCTGAACAAACTGTGGGAGAAATTACAAGCCAAGATTATAAAACTGGTTGGAATCCTTGGAGCGGACATGAAACACAGGCTAAACCTGAGCCTGCAAAACCTCCTATTGTTCCTCCTACACCTACCCCAATTGACCCAGGTCCTCAAGAACCTACAAAACCTTCAACTCCTAAAGGTTTAGCGTCAATAGCTACTCTTCCATCACCGACTGCCCAAGTGTGGGTACCGAGAGTTTACTGAGGTAAATCATGGCAACATCTCCAGCTCCTAAAAATCCTAAAGAGGGCGACTTTTGGGGCGACAAGCGATATGACGCTAAAGCCCATACGTGGCTAGACAGAGAAACTTATAACGAAAATAGTAGAGCTGTTAAAGCTGCTGCAGATGCTGAAAAGAAGGCTAAAGCAGATGCTAAAACCAAAGCTGATGCAGATGCTAAAGCCAAAAAAGCTAAAGACGATGAAACAGCTAGAGAGAATAAAAAAGCTGCTAAAGCTGCTGCAGATGCTGAAACTAAGGCTAAAGCAGATGCTAAAACCAAAGCTGATGCAGATGCTAAAGCCAAAAAAGCTAAAGACGATGAAACAGCTAGAGAGAATAAAAAAGCAGCAGA